TCTAATGTTCCGCTTCTATCGCGTGCCATGGAATCAAAAGCTTCACGAGTGCGGAAAGCTGGATTAATACCAGCGCCAGGAATAGGAAATTTACCAGCGTAAAGGATTTCGTCAAACAAATGAGGAATTTTAACATTTAAATCTTGCCCTGGAAAATAAGGCTTTTTTCGAATGACTCCAATTTCATCCACTGAAGTCATTTTAGCAATTAAATAAACATGCTTATTTGGTAAGAAATAAAGACCATTCATGTATTCCATAATTCTGCGGCTCATGTTTCCATAAGCCATTCTACCATCCTTGCATCTGCTTAATTCTTCAATCAAAATAATTTCTGCCCATTGGGATACACTATCCCAAGCAACAGTATCAAATTTAGCAGCTTCCTTAGATCCAACAATCCATTTATAAAATTCATCAATTTTTGAACTTGTATAAGCTTCGAAAGCCGGAATACCTTCTTTTCGTAAAGACAAAACCCCAGGTTCAACAATACACATTACAGGGTTTGGTGCTGTGCTTACGATTGGAGTTTTACCGGAACCAGGACCACCATAGACTAACGATTTGACGCCAAAATTACGAGCAAAGGCGGAAACAGGTTTTAAATCCGACATTTGCATTATGTTTTATCCTCAGGTGAAACAAATTCAAGTTGTGGTATTCCAGGTTTAATAGTCAAGATTTCATCAACAATTGCTTTGATTTCTAACGGTAGCTGTTTGTAAATTGTTTCGGATAATTCCGCTTTCCACTTGAATAAAGAAGATGAAATATCTTTTCGACCTGCATTAGAAATTGCATCAATACAGGCAATAACTCGTTCTGTTTCGTCTAACTTGTAACTAACAATATTTGTTGCACGCAGCTTGTAACCTTTGCCTAAATCAAACGTTCTTGTAAATTTTTCGAGTCTTGAAGTATCAATGATATTTTTTACAATTTCAATTCTAAGTTTATTTTCTTCTTCTTTTAAAATTTCAACTTGATTTTTCTTATTCAACCATGTTAGAATTAACTGATCACGATTCATTTTATAAACTCAATTTCAATTCCATTTACTTTGTATTTTTTGCAACAATCATTGTTTTTTCGCAATTTTTCTATATTTGCAATTTGCATTTCTTCAAAACTAATTTCACAAAACTTAGAAATTACTGCCATGTGTTGAAAAATTTCAGAAGTAGAACGCTTGAAATCAGAAATAGGAACAATATTTTTATTCTTAAAAATAAACAAAAGAATTTCTAAAAGATATCGGCTTTCACTTGCAATATTTAGAATAGAATTTATTAATTCCACGCCTTCATCGTAATTTTTAAATTGATACGGTAGCTGTGAACAATTGCTAAAAGAAAATTCATTTGCAAATTCTTTTTTATTTGATTCTGAAAACATTTTTGTTTTGTAATAATCAATAAATCTAAAATCTGTAATTAATAATTCAATTGATTTAATAAAACGTTCAATATTTACATTCTCTCCATTATATTTGATGCTTTTGTGCTGATCCACAAGTCTGACGTATTCTAGATTATCCATTTCATAGACTCCAGATTGACCGTTTAAGAAGTGTTTCGTGCCAGGACCAAATCTACCCTTGACAGGCTAGAGTGTCAAGGGTAGATTTTCTTTTGGGCAGAAAAAATTTCCAAAGTTACATCATGCATCATCTATTACAGAGGCTGGAATGATTACAACCGATCTAAGGGATAAGACTATCGAACTATTAAGAAATCGTCCGGTATGGATGACTTTGGGTATCATTTCGATGGAAACGACCATCCCCGAAGGATGGTTAAAAAGCCTTTCTCAAAATAAAATTGAAGATCCTTCTGTTAATCGAATTGAAACACTAAAAAATTATCTAGAAAACAAAGTCAAATAATGAATTTAATTATCAAACACAATTAAATAATGTAACTTATTGTGTAAAATTGGAAAATTAATGCAATAGCTTCAATTTCAAGGGTGGCTAATGTTCCAAAATATACCGGAAGAATTAACACGGTATAGACAATGGTGCGTCTGGAAGTATGAAGAAACCCAAAACGGCAAGCCTACAAAGGTTCCGTATTGCCCACATTCTAACCGCTTGGCAGATGTAACCGAGCCTGAAACATGGGCTAGCTTTAATGAAGCTTGCAATACATATTTAAACGGCGGCTTTTCCGGTATCGGCTTTGTTTTGACCGAGGCAGACCCATATACATTTATTGATTTAGATAATCCATTTGAGTTTGATAAAGATGGTAAATTGAAATATGAAAACCCAGCGCAAATCATGGAACGACAAATAAAAATTCACGATGCATTTTCAAGTTATAGTGAAAAATCGCCTTCAGGTCAAGGCTTGCATATTATTGTAAAAGGCCAAGTCCCATCTGGAAGACGTAAGCACGCAGTAGAAATTTATTCTACGGCTCGCTATATGACGATGACTGGCGATGTATTCAATTCCGCACCAATTGCACCAAAGCAAGACTTAATATCAATGCTTTGGCAAGAAATGGGCGGAAATAAAACAAATGTAATTTATGAAGGTGAGCTAGAGCAAAAGTTTACAGATGATGAAGTATTGATGAAAGCTGCCGATGCATCAAACGGCGAAAAATTCAAAAATCTTTATACAGGAAACTGGACTCAATACTATTCATCACAATCAGAAGCTGATTTTGCGTTAATTAACATTGTTGCATTCTATACACAAAATAAAAATCAGATCAAGCGAATTTTTAGAAATTCAGCTTTAGGCAAACGCAAAAAAGCCAATAGAGAAGACTATATAGCATACATGATTAATAAATCATTTGACCGCATGCTTCCGCCTATTGATTTAACAGGCTTGCGTGAACAAATGGAGATTCAACTTTCTAAGCCTGGGAAGCTTATGAAAGAACGACCAAAGCCGCCTAATCCGTATTCCTTTCCATCTGGAATTGTGGGAGAGATTGCGGAATTTATTTATGCACAATCAATCTATCCGGTAAAGGAAATTTCCCTTGTAGCCTCACTTGCGCTAATGTCTGCGCTGTGCGGTAAAAGTTACAATGTTTCCGGAACCGGTTTAAATAATTATTTTGTTTTATTGGCAAAAACAGGGCGCGGCAAAGAAGCAATGGCAAAGGGAATTGATAAAATTATTGCAGAAGTAAAAAAGACTGTTCCCACAGTAACAAGCTTTATTGGTCCGGCTGAATTTGCATCACCACAAGGTCTAGTAAAACATCTGGATCAAAATCCATGTTTTATGTCAGTGCTTACCGAATTTGCAATGATGCTCAAACAATTGACAAGTCAAAATGCTAATTCAAATTTGACCGGCTTGCGACGAATGTTTTTGAATTTATACAATAAATCAGGCAATGGGCAAACGCTTGGCGGAATTGTTTATTCAGACAAAGACAAAAATACACATACCTTGAATGCGCCTTGCTTCTCATTTCTAGGGGAATGCACGCCGGAAAAGTATTACCGGCTGTTAGATGAAGATTTGATTTCAGAAGGTCTATTACCTCGATTTACCACCTTCGAATACTTGGGTTTGCGATGCGATCCAAACAACAATCATTACATGATCAAACCATCACCTGAATTAATACAAAAAATTTCAGGTATTGCGTCTAACTCTTTAATGCTCATTTCAAACAAAGCAGTAATTACAGTTAAGTTAGATGAACACGCAGCAAGAATTTTTGATGAATATAATAAAAATAAATGCAATGTTGAAATTAATAAACAGGATGCAATAGGCGTATCAAATGAACTTTGGACACGCAGTCATGTAAAAGCAATGAAATTAGCGGCTTTGGTAGCTGTGGGCAATAATCCTTTCTTTCCTGTAATCACAAGGCAGGATGCAGAATGGGCGATTGGCATTATTAATTACGATAACTTTAATATCATTTCAAAATTCGAAGAAGGTGAAGTAAGCACTAACAATACTGATTTTACACAACAAAAAGAATTATCTAGAATTTGTCAAGAATACATTACAACAAAAGGTGTTGCAGAAAAATACAAGCTTGATAAAAAAATGCATGAAATGTTTATTATTCCATACAAATATTTAAATCAAAGACTAGCGCCTATTTCTTGTTTCAGAACTGATAAGATGGGCGCTACTTTTGCATTGAAACGGGCTATTGCAGGCTTGATTGATCAAGGTGAATTACAGGAAGTTCCAATAGGTCAAATTGAACGCGAGTTTGGACATAAGCAAAAATGCTTTGCTGTAACACAACGGACTTGATATGAAAATAAAGCATAGCTTTTTATCGGATTTTCATATTTATTACAAACCCATGCTTTCCGATGGCATGAAACCTTATGTTGAAAAAACCAAAAACAATTCAAAAAGATTGAAATATATTGATGAATTAATGCACGAAGTTTTTTCTAATCATTCTCAATGTCGAAATTGTGGTATATGGAATTATACGAGTGATAATGAAGATGAAAACTCAGGGTGGACTTATTGTAAATGTGGTCATGTTTATTATGTGGAAAATCAGATTACTTGGCATTAACTTTGCATGACTTGAAACCTTAATTGCAAATAGTATTCTAGGACTTTCAGGTGCTACGACCGCTTGAGAGACGGCGTAGCGGCAATGGGTGGAACGGCCAGCAAATCCCACTGCTGGCCGTTTTTCTTTGTCTTGCGCAGCCCCGCCGCTGGCTCCATGCTTGCCTGGGGTGTTTGAGCGGGGTTGCACACCCTAGGGCCGGTGGATCGTTGATCCCGGCCCTTTTTCATGCCTTCAAAAAAAATATTTGAATTTTCTTTTCGAAATCACTTGACAGAGTTGAGCGGTGAACCTATACTTGTTGCATCGGAGAAACCCATGAGCAATCAGAAACAAGAAACCCTGGCGAAGATGGCAGACATGATGAGCATGAATTACAGCCGCGCCGATTTCGCTTTGATTTCTCCTGAACAGTTTTGTTCTGATATGCTGGAAACTCTTGTCGGTTCCATTTCCGGCCCCGTTCTTAATGATGAAGAAGCAGAAAGCCTTAACGGAATGTCTGATTACGAAATTAAAGAAGCTGTCATGAATCTAATTAAGTAAGTGTCCGATCATTTCTAAACAACAGAACCATAACCGGGAACGGCTTTACGCGAATCCACCACCAACCGGAGGAAAACATGAATCCTTCCATTCCCTGCCTCGAAAACGTTAGCTTCATCCGCGCCCTTGTCATCGGTTGCGGTTTCGCAATCGTTCTTTTTTTTCTATTTTTCTAGGAGTCACACAATGGTTTTCATATCGCTTGAAACCCTGATTACTTTTGATCTTGAATTGCTAAAGATGTATCGTGAAAAAGTAGAACTTGAAATGAAAACTGTTGATCATTTGATAAAGCGACACGAAGAAAAGCAGCCAACAGAAAAAACTTACAAAGCAATCAAACTTTATTCAAATCCTATAATTGAATCAAACAAAATTGAAGCTATTAAAACACTTCGAAAGTTTTTAGGTGGCGAAAACATCGGATTACAAGAAGCAATTAAAATTATTAAGCAATTGATTGATCACAATACTTATAAAATTGAACTACCGATAATGTTAACAGCAGAACAAATTCAAAATTCAGAATTTGCAAAACTTTTCACACCCATTGAACTTTTATACTAATTCATCCTCCACACCTTCACAAAGCCGCCTAACTAGCGGCTTTGTCGCGTCTAAGGCCAAGCGCAATGAAACAGCGGCTCTAGGCTTACACCGTGCCCACACTTTACAGCACCGCATGCAACGGCCATCTCGTTTTTTATCTTTGATATCAGATCGCACTTGCCCTGCTCACACTCCCCTCGACTCAGCACTACTTTTTATATGTGCTTATCGCGCTATTCCATTTCTATATCATCGTAAATATCTTTTTATCAAAGATAATGTAATAATTATACTTGGTATAATTCATTCTAATGATTTTCTAATGGCAAAATAACGTTTAAGTGTTGCAAGTAGTCAGCTTACACAAGTATAACAAAAATAATGAAAAATTTTCAGGTTTGATATTGATATTTTATCACTTTATAGATAAAAATAAATTATCTTGATATTGATATCGTATTATCATATCACAAAATTTTTTATTGGAAAAGTGTTAGAACGTTACACCTATTGATATTGTTGATATATATTATTATTATTTATTATTATTATATTATTATTAATTATTATGAATATATATAAGTGATAAGTAAGTATAAATATTTTGGATATGAGTTTATCCGGCCTTGACGAACAGGCAAAAGGGCATATAATCATTATGGCGATACCGCCAAGGGAGATTGAACCATGATAAGCGATATTATCGGCCAAAAACACGGCAAACTGTGGGCAATTGGCTTTAATGAAATGCGAAATGATCCTAATTTCGTAATTGTTATTTGCGAGTGTGGCAGATACAACGAAGTTAGCGTAAGCGCATTTGAAACAATGATTTTTAAGTGTGTTTGTGATAATAATAAAAATGATTTGACAGGAAAACTTTTCGGAACTTGGAAAGTAATTTCATTTACTGAAAAACGGAAAAGCATGGGTTATTGGAAGTGTGTATGCGTTAAATGCAACATTGAAAAGGAAATTGCATATAGCAATCTTACACAACGAAATGGTGGTATTTGTAAAAACTGCATTGGTAAAAATGAAAGTTTAAATTTGAAGCAGCCGGACCTTAGCCAGTTGAACATTAATTTGCGTGGTCAAGGTGCGCGGCTTGCTTTATTGAATAGTGGCGATCCTGACGTAATTGCCTTTGTCCGTCAGCAAGACGCACTGGCTCAAGAAGGCGGTATTATTCAAGTTGATTCTGAAATTGTTACTCTTGATCAAAACGGCTTGCACCTTGCTCCCAGCGCCTTTCCTGCGCCATCCTCTGCCGTGCCAAACGTCCAGGAAGCGCCTTTGCTTACCTCACACCCTGCATTGCCCTTCCCCAAGGCTCCCTGGCAGTCCTAGCGCATTATTGAACCGGGCAATTGGCACAATCTTGGTTTAATTGCGGTGCAATGTAGGCAATACTTTTTACAAAGGTGGAAAATGTTTAGAGTTAGAAATAGATGTTACTTCTTTACAAAAACACCTTATGAGTTTTTATCAAATGAATTTTTAATGGACTTGATTAATAAAAAACTTTGGGATAAAAGAATACGAAGTTTAGCATGGGCTTGGTATTTTGAACATCATTGGTATGGTATTTGCTAATCAACTTTCGATAATAGTCATTATGTAACATTGGAGGATGAATTGAGTAAAACAAGAAATCATTTTATAACAATAGGTTTAATTGGTTCTGGCTATGCTGCTTTGCATATTGCAGAATATGAAGATATGGATTGGATGCAGGATATTGTAGAAACAGGAATTGGAAGATATGATAATTCTGTGGATGCAAAAATCGAAGCTATGGGTTGGGCTGAAGCTGAATGTTTACAATTGAAAATAGATAACACTATTAGAGTTTTTAAAGCTGTGACGAAAATCACTTGACAGAGTTAGGCTGAGAATGTATGTTTGTGGCATGGAGGTAACACAATGAATAATAAAAATGAATTGCATTTTTGTGATAACATGCGATTTGGATTTATTTGTATGTGCAATTTTGAAATTGAAAATAAAGGTGATAATGAATATGCTTGTGAATTCTGCGGAATTTATAAAGCTTCTAAAGCTAATTGTAATAAATGTGAAAAGTTGTAAAAGAATAAATTTTTTCTTGACAAGTTACCCGGTTAGCTTACATTGATTTTATAGTTTCCTGGGGGTGTTTTATGAAGTAGCAATAAACTAAAATGAACAAAAAGGAAAATTCGTAATGAAATTCCTTTAAAACTTTTGAAAGGCGGATATATGCGCAGCCTATAGAGCTAACGCTCCGAGGCCGGATGAATTGATTATTGTTGCTAGCGACATTTTCGATTTGTCCGGCCTTGTTTCTTTTCTTTGGAGGTTATACAGTGGAAACACTCGCAATTAATGAATTTGAAGGCGATTTAGTTTTGATTCATAAAATCAACAATGTAACATTCGTCCATTTCATGTCAGGTGCTTATCAAGGCTTGACACAGTTCATTTACATAACTTCTTCGGAGAAAGTCAAATGAATACAGCAATGCAAATTGTCTTGATTCCCTTTGCTGGGCTCGCTTATTTGCTGGGCTGCCTATGTAGTGCTCTTGAATACGGCTTTTCTAAGGGAATGGAGACATACCGATGAGATGGACAGATCTTAACAACGAAGAATTAGATTTGTTTGTTGATATGGCAAAGTCTTTAAAAGCCGGTATAATAACAGCTTCAAAGTTTGTTGAATTTTATACGAATTTGGAGAAAAACGTATTTGAACGAAATCAAAGAAGTCTTGTATGATTGAACAATTTATTGTTTATGCCATTGCTGCTTTGACTTGGGGCTTCTGTATTTGTGTTTGTCTACTTCTTTATTTTGTTTCAAGGGAGTTTGACTTTATGGATAATCTTTTTACTAAAAAGGATGGAAGGATAGAAAAAATAACTACTGTTGTTTGTATTATTTGCGCCGTTGGTATAATCGTTATTGAAATATTTAGATAATTTATGAAAAATGCAAAGAAACAACGAAATGAAAAGCGCAAGTTAAAAGAAGTATTGTTTCCATGTTATTACAAAAGAAAGTTCAAACATTATAAAATCGCATTGGAATGCATGAATAAAGAAATGAATAAACGCTGTAAACAATTGTATGTATATAAGTGCGAGTTTTGTCACTACTGGCATTTAACCAGTTCACCACCAAGAGAACAGAAAGCAGGTTGAAATGGCAAAGAATCCAAAGATATACAGAAAGTATTTTAAAATTAACTGGCATCGTAGGCGCATGGCTCACGAATCTCCAGAATGGTTTAGTAAAGCGCAACACAGGCTTAGACGATGGTATTATAGAAATATTAACTTTTCACTTTAGGTGTAACATGATTCGTGAAACGTCACAAATTAACAAAGGTTCAAACCTGCCCAATGGAGTAAGTAGGTTTATTGAACTTGACAATAGACTAGCTAAACCAAATCCGATTGTTTGTTTCGGTGTTTTGGTAGCTGTTGACGGTCTATTTACTGTAAAGAAGTTTCGTGTATCTAAAAACGTAACTGAGAATCAAACTCGAAAAGCCGCTATCAATTTTCGAAAGTATTATGAAGATTGCGTCAGAACTGGCACGAAATTTGATTTTCATAAATTTGATGGATGGAATAAAAAATAATTGTTGAATTTGCCTTGACAGAGTTAGTCTGTGTTGTATCATTTGGCATGGAGGTAATTCTATGTATCATGATGAACCAACCAAAGGCGCAAAGGTGCTAAGATTTTTTGCGGGACTTGGCATTGTGTGTATGTTTGCGCTGCCAATTGCCGGTATTGTTCAAAACATCGCCGCAAAGAATGAAGCGGAGCGACAGTGGCGTGATACTGTAAGGCGTGAAAACGAAAAGACGGATAAGGTGATTAATGGCCTTAAACGTGCAATCGAAAAACGAAAAAACGAAATGAAATAATATTTGCTAGCTGGCTCTGCTTTTGTCTAAATTAACGAATCTTTAAAGGTGCTATATGAAAAACAAGCCTAGCAACAATGTATGCATGGACTGTGGACGGCCTGTGCGATGGTGGTCCCGTAAAAACGGGCTTTCTGGTTACTGGAAGCATAGTGCAGGCGGGGCGTCCAAAATGCCATCGCATGCTATTAGAGCTATCAAGCGAGAATCCTATAAGCCGAAAAGCTAATGTCTGGAGATTAAATGCATCCGATTCAGAAAGAAATCGGTGAATGGAATATTGCAACATTTGCCGATAGAACTAATGTTGAAGCAATGAAAAATCATCTTGCGCGTGAGCTTGCGGAGTTGCTTTCTGCAAAGAATTTTGAAAACCATATTGAAGAATGCGCAGATATGGCTATTCTTCTTTTTGGTATTGCTTATCGTGATGGTTTCGATTTGCTGGAAGAAGTCAATAAAAAGATGCAGATTAATAAAAATCGAATTTGGGGAAATGCGGATTGTGATGGAGTTATTAGTCATTTGAAAGGAATGTGATATGGGACTGTTAAATATTTTAACTAATATCGTAACAATGCCTGCTAGAGTAGCTGTGGACGTTGTAAAACTTCCAGGCAACATAGTAAATGGAGAAAACGTATTGCAAAATACAGTAAAAGGTATTGAAAAAATTGAAAAAGATTTGGAAGATTAGCGTATGATCCTAACACCTGAACAAATTGCCGCTCCGCACACAGAACGATCCGAGCAAATGGCCTTGTTTGCCTGGGCTGCGCTATCTGTGGGCATGCATCCAGAGCTTAAATGGATGTTTGCAATCAAGAATGCAGAAAAAGGCGGTGCAATTCGAGGTTCAATGGCAAAGGCAGAAGGCGTTAAATCAGGTGTATCTGATATTTTCTTGCCCGTTGCAAGACATAATATGCATGGTCTGTTTATTGAAATGAAAAAAGACGATGGTAAAAAGAAAGGAAAGGAAAGCGAAGATCAAAAAGAATTCGGAATTTTTGCTAATAATCAAGGATTTGGCTATGTAGTTTGTTATTCATGGTGGCAGGCTAGAGACATTCTTATTCAATATCTTAAAAGGTGAATAATGAGTAAGGCATTTCCATTGCTAAATAAGAAAATTTATATTTCTGGACCGATGACAGGCATTGAACAATTGAATTTTCCAGCATTTGCTAGAGCCGCAAAATTTTTAAGGGATGCTGGCGCTACTGTCTCTGCACCGCATGAAATTGCTATGAAGTATCCCGAATCATGGGAAAAGTGCATGGCCGAAGACATTAAAGCCTTGTGTGATTGCGAGGCTGTGTTTATGCTTGATGGGTGGGAGAAATCGAAAGGCGCACACCTTGAACTGCATATTGCCCATAGGCTCAATCTTGAAATCTTTTTTGAACGAGGTTAGACTTTCATAGGTGACGCAATGCGCTACGCTGTGCGAGGTAACACTTTTTTGATTAGAGTTTTCTTAAAGTCTTTGGGTTGCACTTGGCACGGGTATTGCAAATGCTGGATCACAGAAAATAAGAACTTGAAAAAATCTTTGCGTATGCTAGGAATTTCTGACAAGCTGATCAACCGAATCAAACTTGAAAAAATTATTGAAAACCCCTTGACTCAAATTTCGAATGATCCATACTGAATGCATCGGGCGCGGTGCCCACAATCGGAGGAAGTGAAATGGCCAACAAATCGAAGCTTGAAGCGCTGGAATTGCTCGAAAAGGCTCCCAGCGGTTTTGATTATCTAAAGCCTGGGGAATACAAGAACCTTGAAAAGCAGGGCCTTGTAGAAGTCAATCTTGGGATGGCTGACGAAAGCGGGGCGCATGCTTGCCGCTTGACTGATGCCGGTAAGGAATATATGAAGTCTCTTAACGGAACCGAAGGCGCTACCGCCTCAACTGAAAGGAAGCACGCAATGGCCCAGTCTTTTACTATCCTGTCCGCCCCTCTGCCGCAGACCAAGCGCAAGGGTGGGGCGGGCCGTCCCAGCAAGTATCCCTTTGACGCTCTGGAGGTTGGGCAATTCTTCTTTGTCCCGGCTTCTGCGGATCAGCCTGAGCCAGCCAAGACGCTTGGTTCGGTCGTGACTTCTGCTAATCGCCGGAATGCTATCGTCGTTCCTGGTGAGTTCAAGAAGAATCGTAAAGGTGAAGACATTCCCAAGCTTGCTTACACTAAGAAGTTTGTGATTCGGCCCTACACTCACGAAGGTGTCGCCGGTGCTGGCGTCTGGCGTGAGCAGTAAGAATTAATGAATTGAAATTCCAGTTGCGGCTGTCTCCGCAGTAATCAAACCCCAGGCTAACCCCTGGGGTTTTTCTTTTTGTGCCCTTCCCAGGCCACGCCCGATGCCCTAGACTGTGGGCATCGCATAGGCTCAACTCATGCCAGATTCTACTGAAACCCTTATTCAGCGGCATCCGGGCCGCAGAGGAACGGATATTTTAATGCCGCAGAATGAATTAAGAAAAGATAAAAACATTATTCTTATGTCTTTATTAACTGCAATGGTTGGCTTGATATTTACATTAGTTGGATATTTGTGTCTTGAAACTAAAAAGCAAAGTGAAAGAACAATTGAAATGCAAGGTGAGTTCAAAACTATTTTAATGCAAAACAAAAATTTTCAAACAGAATTAGATAGGCAATACATGACTACAAATCGTGTTAGTTTAGAAATGAAAGATTTACAAATTGAAGCCGCTGCGCATGGATGGAAGGTTACTAAATGACCGCTTCTAAAAACTTAATGCCTAATCTTGCTGCGTTTTTAGATATGATTGCTTATTCTGAAGGAACTACAAAATACGGAAATGAAGACGGTTATAATGTAATTGTCGGCGGAGAGCTATTTACTTCATATAAAGATCATCCTAAAAAGATGGTTAAATTAGAAAAATTAAATATTTGTTCTACCGCTGCCGGTCGTTATCAAATCCTTTATCGTTATTACAGGCATTATAAAGAACTTCTTTTATTACCTGATTTTTCGCCACATTCACAAGACTTGATTGCAATTCAATACATTAAAGAACAAAAGGCGTTAAGTTATATTTTAAAAGGTGATATTAAAACTGCAATTGAAAAATGCTCTAATATTTGGGCAAGTTTTCCGGGTGCAGGATACAAACAGCACGAAAACAAAATTGAAGATTTACTTTTGAAATATGTTGAATTTGGAGGATCGTTTGATGGCAAGCTTTGATTGGAAGTCATTAGTAAAGTCTATTGCTCCTATGCTTGGAACGGCTTTAGGTAGTCCCCTGGTGGGTTTGGCAGGCGCAGCGCTTGGGAGGGCCCTGGGAACGTCTGACAATGAAGACGCGACCCTTCAAGCTGCCATTTCTGGCGCTGGCCCGGATCAGCTTTTAGCAATTCAAAAAGCAGAGCAAGAATTTAAAATTCAAATGACAAATTTAGGTTTTAAAAATACAATTGATCTTGAAAAATTAGCTTCTGAAGATCGAAGTTCTGCACGTAATAGGGAAATCGCAATTAAAGATAAGATGCCCATGATTTTAGGCATTGCTGTAGCTCTTGGGTTTTTCGGCTTACTGTTTTACATGATGAAATATGAAGTTCCATCTTCGAATAAAGATTTGTTAAACATCATGCTTGGAATGTTGGGAACTTCTTTTGTAGCTGTTATTACCTATTATTTCGGCTCTAGTGCTGGATCTGCGCGCAAAGACGAATTAGTAGCGGCTCGAAAATGATTTGAACGCTTGATTTTTGGCGTTTAAATCATTATCCTAACGCTATGGACGTTTCGGCGCTAAAAAAACAGTTCGCATCGGCCTTATATTTGGAGCCGGGAAACCCTTTTAAAGCTGCGCTTTCGGTATTTCCAGAGGATACCGGAAGCGCTTGTTTGTATGCAGTTCAATGGAAAGATGATCCCGAAGTATGGGACGAAATCGAAAGATTATCAAAAAGTCCTGATATTAATTCAATTCCAGATAAAACGCAAGTAGCTAAAGCAGCATGGGATTTAGCTACTACTTGTTTTGAAGGCAAAGACAGAATTGCAGCTTTACGTTTATTATCTGAAATTTTAGGTTTCATGCCTGATAAAACCATTAATAAAAACATTACTGAAAAGTCAGAATTTAATAAAGTAATGCTTGTTAAAGATCATGGTGATAATGCTGATTGGGAAAAGCAATTGTTAGCACAGCAAGCTAGGCTAACCAATGCAGAATAAAGTTATTTGGTCCCCAATTAAAGGAACGAGTCAAGAGCTAGCTTTAGACACGCGATGCGATGAAACCATGTTTACAGGCAATCGCGGCCCAGGTAAGACAGATACTCAGCTAATGCGCTTCCGCCGATTTGTGGGCAATGGCTACGGCCCTTTTTGGCGTGGCGTTATTTTCGATAGAGAATATAAAAATTTAGATGACTTGGTAGCAAAATCAAAACGTTGGTATAGAGCATTTGGTGATGGAGCTAGATTTTTAAGTTCTAAATCCGATTATAAATGGGTTTGGCCCACCGGCGAAGAATTATTATTTCGAGTATTAAAACGTGAGGATGATTATTGGGACTATCACGGTCAAGAATTTCCGTTTATCGGTTGGAATGAATTGACTAAATTTCCAACGTCTGCACTTTATGATAAAATGCAATCTTGTAACAGAAGTTCATTTAGGCCAGAAGATTACCCTAAAACAATTGATGGCGATATTTATAATAAAAGCGGCCTTATTGTATTTGTAGAAGAAAATTGTAAAACGGCAGTTAGATATATTTTACCGCCAATTCCTTTACAAACATTTTCAACATCAAACCCCCACGGTGCAGGCCACAATTGGGTAAAAGAACGTTTTATTGATTGCGCACCTTATGGCAAAGTAGTTAAAGCATACATTGAGGTTTTTAATCCACAGAAACAAAAAGAAGAAATCATTACAAAAACTCAAGTAACTATTTTTGGAACATACAAAGAAAACATTTATCTTGATCCTAACTATATTGCTAGTTTGCATCAATTAACAGAAAACGATGAAGTTTTAAGGGAAGCTTGGCTTAAAGGTAACTGGAATATTGTTTCCGGTGGAGCTTTAGACGGTGTGTGGAAGCCGTTACATGTTAAACAACGTTTCATTGTGCCTAAAACATGGCGAATTGACAGAAGCTTTGATTGGGGCTCTAGTCATCCTTTCAGTGTCGGATGGTGGGCAGAAGCTAACGGCGAGGAAGCTACATTGTCGGATGGAAGTAAGTTTTGTCCGCCACCTGGAACTTTAATACAAATTGCTGAATGGTATGGAACTAAAAAAATTGGAACTAATAAAGGTTTGCAAATGTCAGCTACAGACATTGCAAAAGGAATTATTGCGATTGAAATTGATTTATTAAAACAAGGCTGGATTTTTACACAGCCAAAACCCGGCCCGGCTGATAATCAAATAGGTAATACAACGGAAATTGATGTTGAATCTATCGCATTAAAAATGGAAAAACAAGGTATTAAATGGACTGATTCGGATAAATCACCTGGGAGCCGTGTTATTGGCTTACAAATTATTAGAGACAGACTAAAAGCTTCCATTGACGCAGAAGGCCCAGGACTGTATTTTATGGATAATTGCAGAGCTTCGATAAGCACTTTGCCCACATTGCCACGCGATCCAGATAAACCGAATGACATTGATACAGATGCTGAAGATCATCCTTATGATATGGTTCGTTACAGAGTAGCAAAGGGCAATAACAGAGAAGCTACTGAAATTAAATTTAAATTTGCAACTTAGGGGAAAAAATATGGCAAATGTTGGTTTTGTTCGTCGGGAAGTAAAAAAGCTTTTGCCTATTTACGAATTAGTGTCAGATTGTTGTGATGGAGATTTTAAAGTAAAGAGTAAGAAAACTAAATATTTGCCTAAGCCTAATCCAGATGATCCTAGCACTGAAAATCAACATCGCTATGATCAATACGTTTCAAGAGCTATTTTTTATAATGTTACAAAAAATACATACGCTGGATTAATTGGGCAAATTTTTTCTAAAGAGCCGCAAATCGAATTACCAACGGCGTTAGAAATTTTAAATAAAAATGCCGATGGAAGCGGTAAAAGTCTTGAGCAATTATCTAAAGAAAGTGTAGGATATTTATTAAAAGGCGCTAGGTTTGGTTTACTTTCTGACTATCCTAAGACCAATAGTGAAAGTTCAGTTGAAGAAATTACAAATGGAAACATTCGACCAAGTTTAAAATTATATGAATCAAAGGATATTATCAATTGGCGTATTAAGACAGAAGGTGCTGAAAAATTTTATTCTCTTGTCGTTTTAAAAGAAAGATTTACTTCTTTTGACGATGGTTTTGAATTTAAAGAACAGTATAATTATCGTGTTTTAAAATTAAACAATGAAGGTTATTACGAAGTTAATATTTACAATTCTGATATTGATATCGCTTGCTTAGATAGTGATTATAACGTCCCTGCTTCCTTTACTGATTATAAATTAAAGCCTGAAAATATATATATTCCCACAGACTTTAATGGTAATAAATTAAAGCGCATTCCTTTTGAATTTGCAGGCTCAGATAATAACGATGCTATCCCTGATATTCCTGTCTTATATGATATTGCTGTTTTGAACATAGGGCATTATCGTAACTCTGCCGATTATGAAGAAGCATGCTATATCGTCGGACAGCCTACACCCTGGTTTAGCGGCTTGACTCAAGAATGGGTCAAGGATAACGGCGTTATTCAATTGGGCTCTAGGGGTGCCATTCCGCTGCCTGTAAACGGTTCTGCGGGGCTGCTACAGGTAACCGCTAACTCCATGCCTATTGAAGCCATGAAGCACAAAGAAGAACAATTTTTAGCGCTTGGTGCTAAATTAACATCGCCTTCTAGTGGTCAGAAAACAGCTACAGAAAGCAAAATTAACAACATAACCGAAACTTCTATTTTATCAACCATTGCTACAAACGCTTCTAAGGCTTTTGAAAACGCTTTGCGTAATTGTATGCAATTTGTTGCACAATCCAATTCAGATAAAATTATCTTCGAATTGAATGATGATTTCGAAATTACTAAACTAACTCCGGCTGAACGCGCACAGTTATTAAGTGAATGGATGAAGGGAGCAATATCTTGGCCGGAATTAAGAGCAAATCTAAGGGAAGGTAAAGTAGATTTACAAGACGATGAAAGCGCTAAAAAGTATATCGAAGAAGAAGCCGCAACAGCTTTAGCAGATCAAATTAAACTACAAGAATCTAACAGTAAAATTCCTAGTGTGGGCAAATGATCAACAGAAGGCTTTACGATATTTTAGTAAAGCATCAAATTTATATTGAAGGTTTTAAAAACTTTCAAGTAGCGAAGTTTCGTAAAGAATTGCCAAAGTTAGTAAAAGCAATCAAAGAACAATTTAGACAAAGTGATTTTAAAACTTTAGATGAAATGACTAAAAGAGAATTGACATTATTTAGATATGGAATTAAAAAAGCTAACAATGAGTTCTTTGATTATTGGAATAGAATTTTATTAAAAGATTTGAATGATTTTATGCAAGTTGATTTGCAAATAAATAAAGCAATTTTAGCTAATTACGAAAATTTACAAAGTGAAGTTGTATTAGATGAAACACAAAATAATTTAACAATAAGTAATCAAGCTAGAAAAGAAGACGATAATAAAATTGTGCCTTTCGGTTGGATTTTCGATAATGAAATTGACAAATTACAAACTTATATAAATAATACATTAATTTCTGCAACTGGTTCTTTACCGTTAGATTATTTAAATGATCTTGGGCAAAATTCTTTAGATAGAATGGAACAAATAATTAATTCTGGATATGCTGATAATATTGATCTTAGTTCTATTGAAAATGAAATTATCGGAACTAAAGACAATAATTATAAAGACGGTATTTTATTATCTATTGATACAGCCGCTATATCAACTTCACACACATTAATTCAAAATATTACTTCAATTATAGGCGCTGCTGTATTTGCTACTGCTTTTGATCGTTATCAATGGATTTCGGTTATGGACAGTAGAACTAGCGATATTTGCATTAGCAGAAATAAAAATATTTATTATTACGGCAAAGGGCCTTTACCGCCTGCACACAGAAGGTGCAGAAGTAAAACCATTCCTTATTTTGGCGGTTCTGTTCCTAACGAAAGCTTCAATGAATGGAGCTTGCAACAATCAAATGATGTTCAGCAATATGTAAAAAATGGTTTTTCTCCATTGAGTTTGGAAGATTTTAGCTCTAAACTCGAAAGCATACTAACCGTCTAGGCTGTGCCTGGACTTTAAAAGGGATCGGTGATCCATGAAGCGCAAGATTAACAAAGAAGCTTTTGATAAGCTTTCAGACGAAAAGAAAGCAGATTACAAAGAAAAGAACGGAGAGTATTTTCTAATTATTGAAGACGAAGACGAAGCAGTTGAAACTTTACGGCGTGCAAAAGAAAATGAAGTTGAAAACCACAAAGAAACTAAAAAGAAATTAAAGGAACTTGAAACGCAATTGGAAGAATTGACGCACGGTAAGCACAAAAAAGATGGTGATATTGAAGCTCTTGAAAATTCCTGGAAAACTAAGTTTTCTACTCGTGAAACTGAATTAACTACTGAAATTGGACGATTGAAAAATATTGTTTCTAGTTCTTTAAAAGACGCTGCTTTGACTTCTTTGGCTGCTAAATTAGTTAAGCCAGAATCACATAGGTTATTTAAACGTAGCATTGAAGATCGTTTTAATGTTGAAATTGAAGGTGAAAAATCCACCTTGCGCATTCTAGATAACCAGGGCAAACCTTCCGCCTTGACTCTTGAAGATTTAGAAAAAGAAATTCTTGCAAACAAGGAATACGCCCCTATCATTATTGCTAGCAGGGCATCAGGCGCAGCCGGTGGCAGCGATTCTAAACCCCGTGGTGCCGGTGGCACAGAGCATAGAGACGCAGAGGGAAAACCCCTCCAACTTGCTGGTTTGTCACCTGTCAAATTAGCCGAACATTTAACGGCTTCTAAAAGCCACGGAGAATAATTATGGCGCTTTCTGATCTTGCGGTTTATTCCGAATACGCTTATCTTGCGTTAACTGAAATTGTTGCGCAGGAAGTCGAAAAATTTAATGCCGCCTCGCGTGGCACTATCCAGCTTATTTCTGCCGCTAATCAAGGTGATTATAGCGATAAGGTTTTCTGGGCGAAAACCGCTGGTTTGGTCCATCGGCGTGATGCTTACGGAACTGGTGATATCGTTGCTAAGAAAATGACCCAGCTTACTGATACGAGTGTTAAATTCGCTTCTGGTAGCTTTGTCGAATTACCTCCCGGCCAAATGAAATGGATTCAGCAAAACCCGCAGGCCCAGGGCGCTGCTTACGGTCAGCAATTGGCCGGTGACGTAATGGCGGATATGCTCAATACTGCTGTTGGTGCTGCCTTTGCTGCGCTTTCCGGCCAAGCTGCGGTGCTGTATGATGGCACTGGCGATACTCCGGATACGCTTAATCCCACGATGCTCCAAATGGGATCTAATAAATTCGGTGATCGTCAATCTAGCATTGTCGCTTGGGTTGCTCACTCTATGGCGCTTAATGATTATTTTATCGGCGCTTTGACCAATGCTAATCGTTTGTTCAAGTTTGAAACGATTAACGTTGTGGAAGACTTCTTAGGCCGTCTTCTTATTATGTCTGACATTCCGGCTCTTTATACCGCCGGAACTCCGAAGGTTTGTCATACTCTTGGTTTAGTTCCTGGCGCTATCATTGTTGAACGTAATAACGATTTTGTCGCTAATGAATCTACTACCAATGGCAAAGAAAACATCATGACCACTTATCAGCAAGAGTGGAGTAACAATCTTTCTATTAAAGGTTTCACTTGGGACAAGGCGGCTGGCGGTCATTCTCCGAACGATGCAGCTTTGCTTACTTCTACCAATTGGGACAAGATCGCTACCAGTCACAAGGATTTGGCCGGAGTTATTGTTAAGTCTAATTAATAAATAAATTTTGAACTGAAAGGGCAAACGGTATTAAATGCTGTTTGCCCTTTCAACTAAAGGAAAAGATATGCAAAACAAGATTCTTTTTTTCATCAATGGAGCTTTACCAACCGAAGAAGAAAAAAAGAAAGCTTTGTCTTTAAAAAAGCACAAAGTTTGTTTTAGAAATGCAAATTTCATTGATAACAGCGCTAATATTGAAAAATGCGATTTTGTTTTAGGCGAAATTCCAGATAGTTATTCTGAAGTTGCGGTTTACGGTGAAAAAATTAAAGAACTTATTAACATAAATAAAACTGAACAAAATAAATCAATTTGGACTCCAAATTCATAAGGAACTTATATGAAAAAGATTATTTATTTTACTGCCGGTGTAAATCCTACTGCCGGAGAATTAGCGGAAATTGCATTATTAAATAATCTTACTTCGCCCGGATATTCGGTTTCCATTCGAAATGGTGCGGAATCTGCGTCTTTCGGATACGGTAAAGAAGTAGCCGATTTAGTGGCCGGAACTGTGCCCACAAGTCACGCTGCTAATACCGTTTACAGTGGCATTGATGCTGCTAAACCAACTGGATTTGTGCTTTCGCCTAATACCGCCGCTATTGTGGGCACAGCTACTAAACAGTTAACGCCAATTGCAATTACTGGAACTGATTTAAGTAGTTTGGGCGCTAGTGCTTTGGCTGATAATGTTACTTATGTAAGTTCTGTTCCTGCTAAAGCTACTGTTGATGTTAACGGTTTAATTACAGGTGTTGCTGCCGGTAACACTGTAATTACCGCAACTTATACTTACGCTTCTGGAAAAACCATTACCGCTACTTGTGCTGTTACCGTTAGCTAATTTTAAAGGCTGTTAATATGGCTTTGATTGTTGAAGACGGAACGATTGTTGCAAATGCTAACGCATATGCTGATTCAGATTTTATTAAAGAATATGCGTTAGCGCGTGGTGTTACTTTAACAGACGCTACAATTGAAACAAAAGCAATTATAGCAATGGATTACATCGAAAGTAAGCGTAACGAATTTCAAGGAATTAAAGTTTCGAATTTACAGCCTTTGCAATTCCCACGATTGTATTTAGTAATCGACGATAATCAATTTCCAGCTAATCAAATTCCAATTGAATTAAAAAATGCTTTATCACAACTTGTAATTGAACAAGAAAATGGAATTAATATTTTGCCTACTGCCAACAAAGCACCTGTAAAGAAAACTACAATTGGACCTATTAGTAAGGAATATGCAGTAAATCCTGGCGAAATTTTCGAACCGATTATTAAATCAGTTGACATTTTATTAGAACCTTTGTTAAAAAGTGTTTCTAAATCAGGTTTTAAATTATCAACATTGAGAGTTTAAAAATGGGAACTTTTGATGAAGAAATCGAAACTGTAAAAGAATTAGTTGAAGAATTCGGAGAATTAATCACATTTAAACGATTGTCTTATACTGTTTCAGATCCAGACAAACCTTGGATCCAAACTGAAATTCCAGGAACACAAAAAGATTTAAAAATTATTTTCTTATCACCTGGGGCCAGCGCTTCAACTTTATTTGGTCGTGAGCTTTTACAATATTTAAAAGGAAGCCAAACTATTACCGGCGAGGTTCGAGGTTACATGGCTTCCGGTTCAATTGTTCCGAAACAGAATGATATTGTAATTAGAAAAGGAAAGGAATTAAAGATTTCGGCAATTGATATTTTGAATCCAAACGGACAAGATATTTTATATACCTTGGAATTTTATTTATGACTACTACTTATGAAGGTGCAATTAATGAGATTTTCCTTGCTTTTAATCAAAATTTATCTTCGTATGTATCAAGTTTTTTAGGCTATACTCCGCATATCGAATGGCCGGGAATTACAGCAGATGAAGCGCCAGACGCTTCAAAATTTTGGTTAAGAATTTCAACTCAAAACGTTGGAAGTGATCAAAAAACTTTATCGGAAAATGTGGTGCTAAATGGTTCGAAGCGTTTTGAAACTTTCGGGTTAGTTTTTGTTCAAATTTTCGCACCAAAGCGAAATGATTCCCTAGAGTTATTAAATAAACTTGCAATGTTAATTCAAAACGGTTTTAGAAATAGAACCGCAAATGTAATAATTAGAAACGCAAGAATTAAAGAAATGCCTGCTGAAAACGGCTGTTTACGATCAAACGTAATTGCTGATTTTGAATTTGACGAAATTTTTTAATGAAAGGGGTCTAAAATGACCGCACCTAATAAACATGATTCTAATATCACTGGCTTGGCTTTTGCTGAAGAAGTTAGTTTAAAACTTCTTCCTGGCGTTTCCGAAGCGGACGCCATTTGGAATGGTTTAGAACCTAATTCATATTCTGATTTTGGCGGTTCTTTTACTAATGTCGCACGTAAACCGATTAATGCGTCTCGTCAGATTAAAAAAGGCGTTTTGACTGATTTAGACGCTTCTGGCGGATTCAATAGCGATTTCACGCAAAATAACATGCAACGGCTTCTTCAAGGCTTTTTCTTTGCCGATGCACGCGAAAAGGCAAATACGAAATCTTTCAATGGGGCGCAGATCGCCTTTACCGGCGTCACAGGAGCGACTAAGACGTATGCCGCCGCTAGCGGTCTTGGTGCTTTCTTGGCCGGTTCCTTGTTCATGGCGAGCGGCTTTGGCGTAGCTGCTAACAACGGCTTAGACAAAGTAGCTTCCAGCACGGCTGGCACTATTGTGGGCACAGCGGTTAAGACTGACGAAGCAGCCCCGCCTGCGGATGCAAAAATTGAAACTGTTGGATTTGAATTTGATTCTGACGATATTTCTTTAACCGCTTCTGCTTCCAATGTTCGTATGACTTCCTTAGCTGTTACTTTAACTACTCTTGGTTTAATTCCTGGAGAATGGATTTTTATTGGTGGCGATGCTGTTGGTAATAAATTTGCGGTAAATAAGCCTGGATATGCTCGCGTTAAAGCTGTTACGGCTGATTATATTGATTTTGACGATACCACTTTTGCAGCTACTACGGAAGCAGGAACTGGAAAGTCTATTCAAATTTTCTTCGGTAAAGTAATCAAGAATGAACTTTCTACCTTGATTAAGCGCCGATCTTATCAGCTTGAACGGCAGTTAGGTAACGATGGTGATGGAATTCAAAGCGAATATTTATTAGGTGCTATTCCTAATGAATTGACTTTGAACATTCCAGAAGCTGACAAATTAAATGCTGATTTATCTTTTGTTGCTCTTGATTATCAAACTCGCACGGGCACCCAAGGCGTTAAAGCCGGAACTCGTGTTAATCCTGCAAATGAAGACGCTTTTAATACTTCTTCAGATGTTTACCGTATGAAAATGAATATTGTTGATCCATTAAATATTAATGGTGCGCCTTTATTTGCTTATGTTACCGATGGTAAATTAGTTATTAATAATGGCGTTACTCCAAATAAGGCAATTGGGGTTTTGGGCGCTTTTGATGCCGCCGCTGGTGATTTCGCAATTACTGGTAGTATTACAGCCTATTTCTCAACTGTTGCGGCTGTTGCGGCTGTTCGAAATAATTCAGATGTTGGATTCAATGTCATTTTAGCTAATAAAAATGCTGGTTTTGTTTTTGACATTCCGCTTATGTCTTTAGGCGGTGGCCGTTTATCTGTTGAAAAAGACGCTGCTATTAAATTGCCTATTGAAATGAACGCAGCCGAAAACGGAAACGAATACACTTTGCTTTCTACTTTCTTTAGCTACTTGCCCAACATCGCAATGCCTGTATAATTTGTTCAGGCTCAGACCTTCGGAGCCGCAATTAAGCGGCTCCGATTTTTTAAGGAATAAACAATGTCAATTTTCAAGCAGTTTAAAACTAGTAAGGTTTTAGAAGAAGAAGGCATTACGATTAAATTTAAACCTAATGAAGACGGTAGTATTCCTTTCTTTGTAATTGGGCGAGCTTGCCGAAGTAATACCAAATGGGTTAAGACTTTTGAAGCAAAGACTCGACCTTTTAAGAATGATATTGACAACAAAAGCATTTCTGAAGAAGAAGCGCATAAGTTGAATGTTGACGTTTTTGTGTCTTCCCTTCTTTACAATTGGGGAAATATTCAAAAAGAAGCTGGTAAGAATATTCCATTTAGCAAGGAAGCTGCGCTAGAACTGTTTTTAGAGCTTCCGGAACTTTACGAGGCTTTAAACGCCAAATCTTCAGATATGGCGAATTTCTTAGAAGCTAATTTAAAGGCCGAAGAAAAAAACTAATTGAGGTTTTCCTTTACGGCTTGGAAATGCCTACAAGCCGCGAGGAAAGCCTAAAAAAGCAAGCGGTTAGAATGGGTCAACCCATTCCAGATAAAATAGCAAACAAGCCGTTTTTAAAATCGCATTTAACACTTTACTTTGATGGTTTTTTAGATCTGCAATTTGATAGAAACGAATCGGGTTACATTCCCTGGTCAGTCATTATTAAATATGCAGAGCATCACGAATTTGATAAAACTCAAACGGAAAATTTGGTATATTTTATAAGAAGACTAGACGAATGCTATAAAAATTGGTCTAAAAAAAGATCGAAGCAAACAGAGGCTTAATTATGTTAAAAACATTACATGATTTGGCCTTAGATATGGACAAACTAGCGGTTACTCTTAAACTTGAGGGTAACCGCTGTGCTATTGAAAGTGCTTTGATTGTTCATCATAACTTAACGGAAATAACACCTGTTGATACTTCCACAGCATTGTCAAATTGGGATGTTTTTATAGGTTCTTATGAGAAAACTCCGCATGAACCTTATTTTATGGGTAAACGAGGTTCTACCAAATTAAAAAGCATGCGTTTCGCAAATAAAGAAGCTGCTTTAATTTTAAGTGAAAAAAAGCCAGGTGAAAGTATTTTTATTGTAAATGCAGTTGATTACATTGAAAAATTAAACGGTGGAAGTTCTACCCAAGCTCCGGCTGGATTTGTTGAACGTGCTATAATGCTTGGGCAAAAATACGTTAAAAATTTTAAAATTGATTTGGGGAAAAAATGAGTGATGGTTACGTTATCCAAATTGATGATAAAATTGATTCATCTATTTCTGAAAAAATTATTTCTATTGGAGCTGCCGCTCAAATTTCAAATAAACAAATTGAGCGCTTGCAAAAGAATTTAAATGTTATTGATAAAAATGCATTAGCTACGGAACGCTTGGCGGCTGCGCAAAACAGAACGCAGACCACAGCGCAAAGGCTTGCCGCTGCCACAGACCGAGCCGCGCTAGCTCACATGCGGCTTGAGGCTGCGCAGAAGCGCCAGGAGGAAGCTTCTAGGCGTGCCGCTGCTTCAAATGAATCTGTGGGCAGTTCCTTCAGTCCGCTAATTTCTCGTCTTTTGCAAATAGCGGCTGCTTATGTAAGCATTAGAGAACTTTTGCAACTTGGCAATGCTTATGTTGATCTTGAAAATAAATTAAGGGTTGTTACAACTTCAGAGGAACAGTTAGCAGAAGTTTCTGAACGTGTTTTTCAAATTGCAAATAAAACTCGTGTTCCTGTTGAAGAAACAGCAAAGGCTTTTTCTAGGTTTGATCTTGCTTTAATGCAATTGGGCGCTAGTCAGGAAGAAACTTTAAGATTAACTGAAACTGTAAATAAAGCATTGATTGTTTCTGGTGCTAATACGGGTGAGGCTGCGTCTGGTTTGTTACAATTATCACAGGCATTCAACAAAGGTAAATTAGATGGTGATGAATTTAGGTCTGTAATGGAATTAATGCCCACAGTTGCAGACGCTATTGCAAAGCAATTAGGCGTAACTCGTGGCGAATTGCTTAAACTCGCTCCGCAAGGTAAGATTACCGCCGATGTTTTGCGTAAAGGTTTGGCAGGTGCGGCAGATGAAATTGATAAAAAGTTTGCTAAAACAATTCCTACTTTAAATCAAAGTTTGACTATTATGAAGAATAAAGCAATTGAAGCAATGGGAGAGTTAGAAAAGAAAACAGGTATTTTTAGTTCTTTGGCAAGTGGAGTTACAACAATTGCAGATGTTATATTAAGACTTTCGCCTTCTACGGTTATTTTAGGAACTGCTTTTAAAGATTTGGCTAAGGAAGTTTTTACTTTATCAGAAAATTTATTTGGCGCGGATGCAGGTTTTAAATTTTTAAAAAGAACAATTCAAGGTGTTGGATTTATTTTAGCTACTGTAGCTGAAACTTTGCAATTGATTAATTTAGAATTAGAAAAACGTGCTGTTTATGAATATAGCGAAAAAGTTGCAAAAGCTGTAAAAAACTTAGAAGAATTAAAAAAATCAGGCGCTTCTACACTAGAGTTAAAAAATGCAACGGAACAGGTTTTAGTATTAACAAATTTAGGTATCGCTGCCGCAGAAACAGCTTCAAAAATGCAAGCTGCCGAAACTCCGCTTGAAAAATGGGCAAGGGGTGTAGAAGAAGCTGAAAAGCAAACTGCAAAATTAGTAGACACTACTTCCAAACTGCGTCCGGCTGGCGCTGCGCCTAAAGCGGCGGTTGATAAAAAGGAATTGGAAGATCAAGAGACTAGAGCTAAGTTATTAGCTCGTATTACTGCGGAATTAAATAAAGAAGCAGACGCTTTTGGTATTGTTGGTCCTGCGCACGCAGCTTATTTAAAAATGACTGAAATTGAATTAAGACTTGGTGATAAGAAGTTAAAAAATAGCAAAAATGGAATTAAATTAACTGAAGAAGAAACAAACGCTTTTAGAGAACAAATTTTAATTAATGAAACAAATAAAAAAGTTCAATCCGAAGCAAACAAAATTTATGAAGATGCTGCCGGATCCTTAATTAATTTAAACAATACAATTCAAGCGAATTCTATTTTATTAACGCAAGGTTTAATTACACAAGATCAATTTAATAAAAATATTTTAATTGCTAAAAATGTTTATATTAGTGCAATTGATCCTTTAAGAGAAATTAATAAAGGATTGGCGCAAGAAAACGAATTGTTGAATTTTGTTGGTCAAGCTCAACAAATTGAAAACAGAATGCAACAAATTCGTAACGAATTGTTAACAAAAGGTATTATTTTATCTAGTGATCAAGAAAAAACATATAAAGATGAAATAAGTGCTATTTTACAAAAGAATCTAGTTAATCAAGAGCAAAATAAAATTTATGATGATTTAATCGGTAAAACAAATTTATTTAAAGCTCAATTAGAAGCGTTAGTTTTATTGATGGCTGGCGGGGCCAGTAACATTGATATGTCCGCTGCTAAAATTAGTTTGTTTGGAAATATGTTTGATGGAACACAAGAAGCGTTTGATGATCAATTAAAACAGCGTGAAATTTTTTATAGTCAAGTTGATCAATTAAGGCAAAAAGACTTAATTAGTGAAAAAACATCATTTCAATTAAAAAAGAAAGCTGATTTAAAATATTCTGAAGATCGTTTACAAATGGCTTCTACTTTCTTTGGAAATTTTGCAGCTTTGCAGAATTCAGGTTCTAGGCAAGTTTTCGAAATCGGTAAAGCCGCCGCAATTGCTCAAGCTACGATTGACGGTATCTTAGGTGTGCAAAAGGCGCTTGCTAGTCTTCCGCCACCCTACAGCTACATCATGGCGGCTTCTACTGCCGTTCTAACCGCCGCTAATGTCGCTAAAATTTCTTCTACGCAATTTGGTGGAGGTTATTGGACCGGTGGTGAAGTTCCGGGCGGTCCACAAATGATTATGGTCAATGAAAAAGGCCGTGAAACTGTTATGAATGCTTCGGCAACAGCACGCCATAGACCTATTTTGGATGCCATGAATCGAGGCGAAAATTTAGGTGCTGTCGGCGCTGGTTCTACAATGCTTGTTAAAATTGAAAATTACGGAACTTCTAAAGAATTTGATGTTAGCATGGATGAAAATAGAGTTAAAATTATTGCTAGGGATGAAGCAAGACAAGCTATTCGGCGTGATGTTCCTACTTTAGTTTCTTCAGATATTGCAAATCCAAATTCAACCATTTCTAAATCAATTGACCGAAATACAACCGCAGCGAGGCAAAGGTAATGCCAATTCAAAAATTAATTCTTCCTCCAGATAAAGACGGATATTCTTTTTTAGATCCTAAAGATATTTTATCTGTCGATTTAGACGGCGGTGCATCTAAATTCAGAAAAGATATTTTAAATGGAACTTTTAGGCTTTCTGTTCAATGGACTTTAACTCCAGAGCAATATAATTATATGCGAGTATTTTATAAAGTTGTTTTAGAAAACGGTTCTTTGCCTTTCAATATTGATTTGTATGTTGATAATCCTTATACTTTAACAACTCACGAATGCCACTTTTTGCCAGGAACTTTTGGTTTAAAAAGTCAAAAAGGCTTGGCGTTTGTTTTAGGTGCAACATTAGAAGTTAAACCAATTGCTTTAGACGCTGGCAATATTTCGGCGGCTTATACATTCGGCGGCTTAACATGAGTGCATACACTGAATTCTTTCTAAAATCAAAATCTTCTGTTGTTCAATTAGAATTATTGGAAATATCCCATCCTAATTTTAGCAAGATTTATTATTTAGTTAGAAATGCAACAAACGGTGTTACTGTAACATTAGAAGATACTTCTGTCCATACCTTCGATTATTGCCCTATGAAAACTTCTTTATCAAATGATTTAGACGATTTAGATCAAATTATTAAAATTCAATTAGGCGATTTGGGCGAAATTGTTCCTAACGAATTAGATTTAGTTGAAGCAGCTAATGGATTTGGAATTAAGCCTACTTTAAAATATAGAACATTTAGAAGCGACGATTTATTAAACGTTCTATATGGTCCTATTGTTTTAGAAATTAAACAATTTACTTTTAATAAGCAAGGCGCTTTATTTGAAGCCAAAGCGCCTTCATTGAATATTAATAAAACAGGTGAAATTTACGCCATTGACCGTTTCCCGATGCTGCGCGGTTTGCTGTGAACTTAGATAAATATTTCGATAAAATTTATGATGAATCTGAATACAATTGTGCTCATTTTGTATGCGAAGTATGGAAAGATTTATTCAATCAAGACATTTCAGGCCCGTTAAACGGCGTTTTAAGGGCACCTGGACAGCGGCGGCTCAGTGCCCACGATCTAGCCGTGTTTGAGCCTGTGGGCACCCCTACCGGCCCGTGTTTGGCCTTGTTTCAGATCTGGCGAAAGCAGCCCCACGTTGGAATTTGGATCAATGGTAAAGTTCTACATATCACGGAAAAAGGCGTAGAATGGACGTATGTGGAAACATTCTCGGTTAGCTTTAATCAAGTGAGGTTTTATAATGTCAAGAAAGATTATAATTTGTGATAATGTTTTAGATCCTAAAACGTGGATTGAATATGACTGTGATAATATTTTAGATTTTTTATTAGATCATTTTAACGAATGGCCTACTAACGCAAGACTTTATAACAAATCCGTTTGTGAAACATTAGATGTAACGCCAAACGATGAAAAAGATGTTGAAAATTTAAATAAATTAGAAGGGCCTTTTTATGTTGTGCTTTATCCTGGTGAATTTGCAACAGTTGGTTTAATCGTTTCATTAATTGTTTTAGCTGTTGTAATATTTACGCCAAAACCAAAAATTCCACTTCCTGCTTTAAGAACAGGTGAAAGCCAATCTCCAAACAATGCTTTAAGTGAACGTTCCAATAAAGCTAGAATTAATGCAAGAATTCCGGATATTTTTGGACAAGTAAGATCAACTCCGGATTTGATTGGATTGCCTTATAAATTTTTTATAGATAATAATCAATATGAACATTCTTATATGTGCATCGGCAGAGGTGCTTTTGTCACAGAAGATATAAGAGAAGATACTACTTTAGTTAGTGATATTAGAAATTCTTCTTTAGAAATTTACGGTGCCTTTACATCGCCTAATTCTGGCGATGAACCGCAGTTAAGAATAGGTAAAGCAATTGATTTAGAAATAAAAAATGTTTATCGTTCATCTTCAGTTAATAATCAAATTTTAGGCGTAGATAGTGTAGCTACTATTTATGGATCTGGTAATATAAAATTTACTCATGATTATAAAATAGTAGCTACACCTACAAGCGGACTTGATTTTACTACTTTTTTTGCTATCGGCCAACCTGTTGTTGTAACTAATGCAATTGGTTATGTTTTAGATCGTCATAGTCCAGATTACGGCGAAATTATTTATGATTACAATGGAACTTATACAATTACAGCAGTAAGCGCTTTAGAAATTACTGTAAGTGATCCTTCATTTAATCCTGACTGGTATATTTTAATTTCAACTTCTACGGATAGCGGTTATATATCTGCTCATTTATTATCCTCAGCAGATGCATTTATCGGTTCTTTCATAATTACAAAAGAAAATAATGAGGAAGTTTGGTGCAATTTTACTGCACCAAACGGAATTTATAAAGACGATGGAACTACAAAAACAGCTATTCCGGTAGCAATTGAAGTTTCAATAACTCCTATTGATAGCACAGATACACCTATTGGCAGTTCTGAAACATTTGGTGGAAGCTTATTATGGAATTATACAGATGATTTGAGCCTTGGAATAACTCTAAAATGTATTCCAACCTTTACAGGCCGATGCGCTGTAAAAGCTAGACGTTTAACTGCAATTGATCCTATCGCCGGATTTCAAATTTATGATGAGGTTAGATGGCAGGATTTATATTCTGTATCTTCAGTTAGTCAATTAGATTTTGGAAATGTAACTACGGTTCAAACTTTATTTGTAAATATAAAAGGTTCACAGCAAATTTCAGATCGTAAATTAAATATGTTAGTAACTAGAAAATTACCTACTAGAATTACAGGTTCTAGTTTTTCAAGTGAGTTGTATCCTACAAAATACGCAGATGATATTATTTCATTTATT